ACGGAAAACCTTACGGAAAACCTTACGGAAAATTTCACAGAAAATGTCACCGTTTCTGACAATTCGGATGACATTCTAATGGAATAATAAACAAGTATTTATTCAATATTGTCAAACATGTTGACAAAATTAAATAAATAATTCATCCAAAACATTGTATTTAACACGAAAAATTGCACCAGGTTCATTGGCCATCATGTGTTCATAACAACAGTAAAATCCAAACACTTTGCCATCTTTCAAAGTGATAAAACGAATTTTTTCCCCACATATTTTGGATGATCCACAATCGTCCGAGACAACATGCGAACATTTGGGAATTTGATAATAAGCATATTCTGCATTGACTTTAATTTTTTCCAAGACAATAAAAGGGTTGTTGACGATCTCATTTTCGATTTTCTTGGCCCGGGTTCTTTTGGTACAAAAGCAGTATCCTTTTTTCTCAAACTGAGAGTAAAAATTTATGGTGGATTGACGTTGTTTCTCACTGGGATAGTGAAAATAAAAACATCTTCGTTTGACAAAGCATTCACACGACGAACCTTTGTTGCATGGTTGGATGCCATATGTATGTTCTATCGGACCATGATAGAATTGACATCCTTTCACAAGACCCTTTTTGGATGGATTTTCATAAGGACAAGGTTTGTTGTTCCGATAGTATCTACATACTCCCTTTTGTTTGGCCCTAAATTTTTTATGGGCAATTTCTTCCGGGGTAATACCATGCTCTTTGTAAAAAAGTTTTTCGTTTTGGATTTTTTTTTCCAAATTATTCAAGTGATTTTCCTTGGCAATTGACAATTTTTTACTTTTGTCTAAATCACACAACCAATCCAACATGTCACGGATATCGTGATCCGTATTAATATTGAGAAACCATGTATCAATATCGGAGCCCATTTCTTGTAAAATTAACGGAGGCAATTCATCATGGAAAGCCACCAAAATTAATTTTTTTCTGAAATCATTGGAAATAGTTTTTGGTAGGTCCATCCACATTTGGATGACCAAATGATATAAATGTTTGTGATTAAAAATGGTCTGGCCATGACGCCTACCAAATTCAATCATCATGGTAAAAAGTTCCAAATATTGGTCAGTTTCCTCTTTGAAACTTAACATAATGGTTATAGTTTTGGTGGATATGCCAAGCGAATTATCCGGATAATGCAATTTGGCATAGTTCAATAGTTCACATATCATATACAATTTTTTGGGCACACTAACCATATATGACAAAACAATATCAATTGGATGCTTATTTCTGCTAATAATTATTTCCAAAATTTCCTCGAGTGTTAACTCGTCAGGCATATTTGGAAACACAAAAGTAACAGACATAATGATTGCAGCTTTATCAGTTGCCGTTATTTAACATAATCTCATTCATTAATCAAATAGAACTACCAATCAAAAGAATTATCAATTTTTTTTATTGGTAGTTAACCTTATATCATATATAAAAAATAATATTGTCTTGTATTAAGATGAATTATTCGCTTTATGACTTACCTGATTCTGGTCAAAATCCAGTAGTTTATATGGATATTAGTCTCAAAGAAACATCACTGGGCAGAATTTATATTAGATTGTTTAGAGATATTTTTCCAGCAGGTGTCGAAAATTTTGTCAATATTGCGGCTGGTAATACTTATCGAGTCATTACAAAGGGTTACGGAAAATATCACTACCAAAAACAAATTAGGCGTACCTATGATGGATGTAAATTTTATCACTCCATACACAATAATTATTTGGTTTCCGGTGACATTTATAAAAATGATGGAACTAACGCCGGTACCATATATTGTGACCAACCCATTCCTCCCGATTTTGGCGACGAATTTATTCCTCATGAGACAAAAGGTCTGGTCTCTTTGGTTCCATTCACCGACGAAGAAACAGGTCAAATTTTTTATGATTCCACTTTTATGATAACACTCGACAATGCCAAACCATTCAATCTCATCAAAGATTTGGATTCGGACCAAATTGTGATTGGTTACATTTATGAGGGACTGGATGTCCTAGATAAAATTAACGGTTTTATTAAACCATTCGCTGGTAAAAAAAATCCTGTATTCGTTATTAGTCACGCTGGTGTTTATTACAAAAATCGTCCCGCTCGTCGTCATCCTTTGGCACCTACTCGCAAAAATCGAAAATTATATCGCGAACCAATACCATGTGATTCTTGAACAAAATTTATGCAGTGTGCCATTGATTATGATGATAATTGGCAGGTCGTGGTAGTGAATGATATTGGTCAGATTGGTTGGTTCGGATAATAGTTCGATTATCGGGTGTTTGATTAGTTGGTCGATATGTTTGGACCGGACAGTATGTGCCATGATACCAAATATATGGTTTATTTGTGAAATCAACATAAGAATATCTTCCGGACATGTTCACTATATGTATATGATAATAAACTAGAAAATAATTATTTGCTAATTATTTATCGGTCAAAATATGAGTGTCCGATGCAAATACATTTCAATATATTTTGACAATTATGATCACAACCATAAATATGATAATCAGAAGCAACAATATGACAATGATGACGAAATATTTATTTTTTCTCAAGAAATTTTTGATATGATGTTTTTCCAACGTATGCAAATCATTGAGACTATATCCTTGTTCCAACCAACAATAAATATTTTTGCCAGACCCAAAGGCATGTTGATCCACTGGATCATCAATGGCATGTATCAAGTGAATTTTATCAGACATATTAGCGTGTGATTTTGCTTAGAATATATTAAATTTTACGACTTAATTTTTGTTAATACTTATCAACAAAAATTAAGTTATGTTGCCATAATAAAATCAATTTTTTAAGAATCAAATTCGTTAGTGCTTTCTATTGGTTCGCCCATTTTTTCTTGCTCAGGAGTTTCGACAATCTCATCAGTTTCGTTGGATTCATTTGTTTCGTTGTCTGATAAAATATCCGTGAAATCACCACGGTTATGCTCATCGTGTTCATCATGCTTATCATGCTCACCATGGTCAGTATTTCCCTCCATGGCTTTGATTCGTTCCAAAAATTCCAGTTGTTCTTCATAAACTTTATCAGCCTTGTAAGCAGGATCAATTTGTCGGGCCGCCTGACTTTTCAGTTGTAAATCTCCCACAAACAACAAATATTTTTCCTTACATAACTTGGGCATAATTAGTTCATAGGCTCTGACACCATTAATGACCATAGAAGTTGTTTCTTTCTTTAAATCAAGAAAACGAACATTATGCAAAGCTTTAACCGTACAAACTGATTTCAAATTGGTGATTAAATTATTGGCCTGTTTAAATGGATTTTGCATGGCACGTTTGGCTAATTGTTCTCGCATTCGTTGGACCGCACGTTCTCTCTTGGCTTTGGATGATCTGTCTGGTTTTTCGCGCCGATTTTTTTTGGAAGTTTCCGTGTTATGTTCTGTGTTATGTTCCTGAATAGGTTGTTCTTCACTGGGTTGTTTCTCATTGGATTTTTCGTCGGTGGATTTATCAACGAATTCGGCCGGAGATTCTATTTGTGGTTCAGTGACATTTTCATTCGTTAGTTCGGTTACTGTTTCTGCCCCAGAATTTGTTTCACAATTTGTTTCGCAGTTTGATGGCACCATCATTTTATCCGCCTCTAATTTTTGCAAACGTTCTAATTCTATTCTGGCTTGTTCATCTTCTTCTTGTTTTTTTTTAATGTCTCGTTCTTTTTTAGCTGTCTCCAAATCAATCAAATCATAAGTAGTATCTTCGAGTTCGGGCAATTCACTGACTTGGATAAGTAGAACTCCATCTCGTAAATTTCCTTTGATTTCTCTATGATGTAAAAAAGCGGTTTTGTTATCTGATGTGACATACTTGGCCTCACGAAAGGTCAATGGACCGATTTTATATTTTTCGCATAAATTATTCAGTTGGTTAATTTTTCTCAGAACTTCTTGTTTGGGTCCTATTTTTAAATGTTTATTGGTGTTCTTGGCACGAATATTTCTGGGGAGTGACATGTTTTATTATTTATTGGTAAATAAATATTTATTTATATATCATGCAAATAATTAATCAATTTTTGTCATCGTTTCTTTAATATCAGAAAATATTGACATCAACAATACAAAATCATAATACCATTGATATTTGGGATAACAACAATGTGTAATTCCCAAAATTATATGGTTTACTTTGTTTATTGGGTTCACGTTCTGTGAATTAAATTTTTGGTAATTTATTTATTTTGATTATATTGCGTCATTATTATAATTATGCACATATATATATGAGCATAATTGTAATTGAATTTTTTTTTCGATTTTGATCAATCAGTGTTTTAATCACTATCATTGTTATTATCACTGGAAATATGGCTTCCAGGATCTAACACCGAGAAAATAGATTCAACATCATGACTTTCGTATTCGCCAGCCTCATGGACTAATAACAACAACATTTTGGTAAACTCCGGCAAATTTATATCGAATTCTGTCATCAAATTAATTATATCGGTTAGTTCAGTATATACTTTTTTGTCACAGAATTCAAATTTAGATTGTGATAAATCAAATCCATAACTTAACAACAAACGTATCATGTTATATTTGCGCATTCGTATGATGTTTATAATGTCAACATAACCAATAACATTGAGATTGGCACCATTTTTCAGTAGCAACTCTGTAATTTTTTCGTTACCAAACAAGATAGCCAATTTTAAGGATTCACCATTGTTGGCATTAATATTTACACCTAGAGACATCAATATCTCCACCAAATCATAGTTCCCGAACTTGACACAACGTCTAAACAAATGATCATCACTTGCATGTATGTCCGCGCCATGTTCCATCAAAATTTCAATTATCTTATAATTGCTAGTATGCATGATTGGATAATTATTCTCGGCACACGGGTCGGCTCCTCTTTTTATTAAGAAATTCAAAAGCTCAGGCATATTATTTAGACAAGCGGTTTTGATGGCAAAATGATTGTCAGCCGAAATATCAATCCTTTTATCCAAAAAATATTTGATTATTGGTATATTGCAATTGCAAACAGCCATCTTGAACAAATAAATCATATCATTTGTTTTAATTTCTTGAAATTCCTTCATCCAATGTTTGAAGTTTTTTGTTTGGCAATGTTTGAGGAAGAATTTGAGATATGTCAATTTGGTACCATAATTTTTTGATCGAAAAATTTCTAATCGGTTGTCATTTTTTAGAAAAGATGTTATCTCGTCCAATAACATGACATTTAAAGGGCAACTGATATGAGTCATGGTTGATCAATAATTTTGATGATCATGTCAAATTGTTATTTGGTTAGAAAATAAAAATTTCAATTTTTAATGGCAAATTTTCCCGACAAACTAGACAAATAATTCAAGATAAATCTTCGATTATATTTCGATACACATCCAGTTGGAATTTGGTTCATAGTCGTATGTGTTATAAATTTTAATACACATCAACCAAAATATCTTTTCCATATAATATCAATGGTATTCATGTCGCCACATAATGCTCTATCCAAAGCAAAAAGCAACATGCTACTCACTTCAAACAAATCCACACCAGAATTCACCAACAAATTTAAAAATTTTCGCTTTTCCATAATGTCGTCAGTTGATTTTGGTTGGCGTTGCATAAGTTGAAATAAATTAAATTCATGATCTTGCAATATTTTTAAAACATCATGTTTTCCCAAACAAATAGCCCCAAAAATATCTTCCAATTCAATGTCATTGATACTGGCTCCTCGTTCAAGTAATAACATAATCATTTCTTTATGGCAACGTCTGGTAGCTGATCTAAGACACTCGCCGTTTTGACTGTTCAGATTGGCACCCATTGAAATTAAAGCAGCAGCGAATTCAGTGTTGTTTGTTTTGGCTACGGATCTCAATAAATAATCATCGTAGGCATGCAAATCTGCACCATGACGTAATAAAATTTCAACCACGGATAAATTAGAGGCAAGACAAATTGGATGATTATTATAAGCACAAGCGTCAGCACCATATTGCAGTAACAAGTTAACTAATTCAACATTACCCAAGTCGCTGGCGCACTTTATGGCAAAATGATTGTCGACTGTAATATCTATACCACTCGATAAAAAATATTGAACCATATGTAAATCCCCGCTTGCCTTTAATAAAGACGATTCAAACAAATTAATTTTGTCAGTTTCACAAATGTCAAAAAAATTAGGCATAAACAAATAAAATATATTTTTGTTGTGTGCTATTATACTATAATAAATAATATCCATTTTATTATCATAGCGCAATTCCAAAAACAATTCTACTATTTTTGTTGTGTCAATGCCATTGACAGTTGATTTTACCAAGTGTTCATATATTTGGTATCCTGTCTCAGTGCGTTGATAAAATAAATATTTATTAAGTTAGTATATCTCCAGTATCAATTTTTTGTCAGATAAATTTGTGAACCTAAATAATTATAATATTTGTTTCTCCATTTATCGAGAGTTCTCAAGAGTTGCCTAACTTCTGTTCTGCTCAAATTAGAACAACAATACATTATCAATACCAGTTCATCTACGGTGGGTAGTCCCTTGAACAGTCCATTGGTTTCAACCGAGTCTATGGCATTAATTTGCATATAAATAATTTGTTCGTGACATAACTTATTTCGTTCATGCCAAATAGGTAATTTTTTTAGTTGGGAAAAATCACCATTTAAATACTCCGCCAACTCCAAAAAACTAAAATATTGCGATGGCAGTCCACGTATCTCTGCCAGTTCAATAAATGGTTTGACCATATCCAAACACAATATGGGTGCGTCATATTGATATAATTTTCTGTAGGAGAATGCTTTGTAGTCCAAAGGTGCCACACACCCTTTGCTTGTGGGTCCACATCTAGCCCGGAAACTTTCGTAAATTTCCACCATATCTTTATAACTAACGCCATAATCTATGTCTAATTTTTGGTTAACTGCTTGGTGAACTCTGTAAAACCAATGTGTTAAGGTTTCACGATTTTCTAATACTTCATCAGTCAAAGCAGTTTCACCCGTGGAAATAAATTTTTGATAGGATTCCCGACAATAACGACATGGCAACACATAACCTAATTCGAAAAAAAAATTTTTGTAATGTTTTTTCTGTTCTGGTGTTGGTTCCAATGGATAACCAAATGTTATTGAATGACAAAATTTCCATCCTGGACCTCCCCAAATTTTTGTTATTAAACCATTATTTTTATAATCAGAATGGTCAATATCACATTTTTCCATTGTATATTTAATTAATGGAAAGATAAAAATCTTAGCATTAATTAATTATCGGTTCAACCAATTCAAATTATGATTTTTTGGTCGTAGGTTCTTTCAAAAGTTGGTAACAATGTTGGTGGTAATAATTGTCGTCATTGTTGATAACTCTGCAAATCTCACAATTATTTTCATAACAAGTACTACAAACATCCGTCAATTTACCACGACACAAGCTGCAAAATGCCACCGGATAATTGGGTGCATAGAAACCCACCGGACAAAATTTCACTAATTTAAATATTGGTCCATCCATGATTTTTAATTATTAATATTCCCTTATCATAAACTAATATTAATTGGTGAATAATATTCAATTTTTTTTGGGGCGATTAAACTCGGATGGTCGCTTGACCGATTTTAAAGATTGATCCCATCGAATCATTTTGGTTCAAGTTTTTCCACAAATATATGATAGTGGAACAATTATATTGACAATATATTTCACTTAATAAATCAGTTTTTTGTTTGGCAAACACAGGACCATGTATCACTTGTGTTTCTTGATTTTTTTGATGTTGGAGATATCGATCATATTCAATTTCAGCTTGATATTCTGTATCTGATTCATAATCTGAATCTATTTGGCAAGTATCAGACTTGGGATCGAATTTATAATTCGCGCTATCTGCATCATCATTATCATCATCCTCGTATGGATTATCCCACGTACCGACATCCAAATCATCATCACTATCTGTCTGTTCCAATACATGGTCATGAGTTTTGGTAGGTCGCAACGAATATGGCACACGCCAAACCAAATTTTTTCGAATGATATCTGACATCATGAAACAATACATGGATCGACATGTTTGTGCCAAAGCAAAAGCATCAATTGGGCGCAAATATTTGGTGATTTCTAACATAACATCGTAGTAGAGAACGCCCCAGGTCATATTTTTAGCCATGGCATTTATTCTCTCCAAACCAATTGATTTAAAGTCTATTTCGGCATACTTTGGTTCCGGTTTGAAATATTTAATGGCATACATATATTGGTTGCTTACATAATTTCCATATGACAACTTAAATTTATTTTCCAATTGTTGGCACCAATATTTTTCAATAATATCAACGGATTTTTTCAGGATGCTGATAGTGGCATCGTCTCTCAATATATGTGTCCCGTTCAAAAATCTGTCCAGTGGATGTTCAATTTTTGAATAAATAATTTTGGCTACATTACTTTTAGGTTCTTGGACCCGGATCCGAGTGTGATCCGAAATATTGGCTCGCAGACCCAAATAACAAATTCGTTTGTATTTGGTACGACGACGTTTGGAACAAAATTTGGCAGACATGATGTCTTGTCTTACCAACCAACAAACTAATTCTTTTAGTTGAATATGAACTCAACAAAAAGAATATTTTTCAATTTTTTTGAAAATATTGCAATTCACGCAACTTTAGACATCATGTGTTCCATTTTTTATTCAACATGAATATCCGAATCTTTTTTGAGATCACGATCATTCTTGATATCAAGTTCTTTCAAAATATTTTTGCGCATGTTATCTTTAATTAATGTATAGGCAGTCATAATAAAAGCAATAAAAATAATAACATGAGCAATGAACACAATCCCATTCCAAATATAATAGCCAATGAGAACCAGTGGACGTTGAGTATACTTTTCAAAATAGCTAATGACGCTAATATTTATGATGGTAAATACTATATGAAATAATGAGTTGGGTAAAAAATCCATTATAAAAATGATACCCATTGTTTCGTTCTCATTTTTTTCATCAGATTCTAAAATGCCAATTCCAATACCCACCATGGTTATACAGACGAACATAAAATTAAATAAAATGTTAGCACCCAACAAATTACTATACCATTCATCGCATTCTTTTATGCTATCCAAAATATAAAAAGTAAACACTATACTTATTATTTTGACCATAACTGACCAAAACAATATGTAATAACATTTTTTGGTGTTAAATGTCGACTCAATAACTCCTTCCATTGAGATTAATTTGAATGGCTAGACAAAAGGGTCTATTGGTGGTCAAAAACTAAAAATTTAATTTGGCTTGATTGTCAATTATTAATAACTAATTGAAATAATATTATTGTTTATCTCGTCCAAAGATAAAATTTTTCAATTTTTTGGATAAGATGTAAATTTCAATAAATAAACAAAATCAACCAATTTATTCATAATTCCCGTGGGAATCTCAATTAAAGAAAATCAAAGTAAAGAAATTTTCAATTTTTTTAGGCATGGTCATCATCAACGAGAGATTGAGTTTCTGTTGTCCTTGTTTTTGAATACGAAAAAATACAACAAGTTACCACAATACACGCAATTGTCATGGCACTATAAATCGACACATAACATACCAATAATTCAAATATCCAATGGTGGCATATCGAAAATCCGTTCTTGAACCAAAAAAACAAAATCATGAAAAATATCTGGGAAAAACAAGAAATGGTTGCGACCATTTTATGTTCGAATTTAAATTCTCTCATGTAAGAAATCACATAATCATCAAAATTTGTACTATGATAACCAATTTCAGGGCGAAAATAATAACAAATTGGAACACATGACAACACAAGTAATCGAATCGAATAGAAAATAATCATCAAAACATCTATTACAATCGCATCACATTCCGTATCCATAACAATGTCCATAATGCAAACAATTATTCCTATTAGATCGATAAATATCATAATATGACCAACGGTCAAAAAGACATAAAAGTTATTCATTTTCGTGGACAAACATAAATAATCCAATATAATTTATTTATGATTGATCAATACTTATATATATAAGTATTGACCTGTCAAGTAATTATTTTTGTCAATTTTTATTGGTCATTACCACTATCAACCACAAACTCATTTTTGTTGATTTCCAAATCGGGAATATGTTGGCAATTTATTTTACGGCGATTATGCCAGGCCAACATAATGAATAACCACCAAAAGAATGAAATAACAAAATAGCCAATTGCATACAACAACGTCAATTTGTATAACCAAAAATCACACCATGAAATTTTATTTCCATGAAGATATAACACAAATATGCTGACTGGAAAGAAAATGGAAGATGAAAGTGGTATGAAAAAACCGAAAAATATTGTGTCGTGTTTCCATTTAATACTCAAACATTCCGAAGAAATTAACAAGGCAAATATTTGATACAAATACGAAAATACAAAAATACTTTCGGAATAAATGGATTTGCACCCGTCATCAACAATCAAGTCCGCAATGGTAATTGCTACACCAAATAAAGCAGCCAGTAAAAAAATACTCACAGCGCACAAGTAGAGAAAATAAAAGAAACGTGATACATTTGAGGTATTCATTCTATATTAATTGAATGATACCATTATAAACCATGAACCCATTAGCTACTCCAATCTTCAATTTTTTGTAATGTAAATGTCCATTTTATGCTTCCAAAAAAATTGACAATATAACTATTTGGTTAATATATTATGAACCAAATAATCATTTATTAGATATTGAAAATTATATAGTCAATCCAAAAATGAGGACTTGCTATTACTATTTATTGATTGATGTTGTTTTGATATTGGCCGATGTGATGGGTATTATCATTACCGTCATAGACATTATAACAGATACTCAATGTGATGCGTTTGTGTTGGATATTATTCTCCTAATTTTGTATTTGATGCGAATCTTTGTGTCTCTATGCATACCTGGTTGTACTTATTTATGTAATGATTCAGATTTTAATGAAAGCGTAATGAATTTTGCCACAGATATTAATCACGGATGGCATGGAATAATTGTTGATTGTTCCTGTTCGTATTTCGTTGTTGTGCTGTTTTTTTTATCTTACAAAAGCGAATTCCTAGTGTGTAATAATTGGATATTTCGATTATTGCTGTATTATACTATTGCTTATAGTGCGGTTACTGTGATATGTTTTTTGGTTTCTTACATTACTTCGATCCATCAAACAAGAACTGCCGTAGTTCCTCCGATCATATATGATGATGATCATGTCTAAAAATTATTTGATTGCCAATCAAATAATTTTTTTGTATGAAAAATTGAAGGAAAAAAATATTAACACGTTGATATTGACCCATTGATATTATATCAAATTCCAATCATGTCAGAAACAAAATTACTTACCTTACAAGGACCCGCGGGTACCCGAGACTTTTATCCAAAAGATTTGGCCATTAGATCTTGGTTATTTAATGATATATGGCGCAACGTTTGCCAATTATTTGGTTATAGTGAATATGATGCTCCCATTTTGGAAAGATCGGACTTATACAAAAGGAAAGGCGGTGATGATATTTTGAAAGAAATGTATATCTTTACGGACAAAGAGGAACATGAAGTGTGTCTCAGGCCTGAAATGACACCTTCAGTTGCCAGAATGGTCATGTCCATTTACAAATCAGTTCTTCCACCACTTAAATGGTACAGTATTGCCCAATGTTGGAGATTTGAAAATATTTCTAAAGGCAGAAAAAGAGAACATTATCAACTAAATGTGGATAACTTTGGTGCGGAACCTGTAAAATCAGAAGTGGAAATTTTATGCATCATGGTGGAAATTTTCAAGAAACTGGGACTGACACCTGATGATGTGGTTTTGAAAATTTCCCACCGAATGATTTTGCAAAAAATTTTAATCAAATTGGGTGTTAGTTTTGATCATATCGAACGGGCTTTCAATATTATTGATAAAATTCAAAAAATCACGCGCGAAGAATTGTACAATTTGTTGGAGACAGAAATTGGTTTGTCCACGGAATCTATTGAATTGGTCATGAAACTGGTCAACATCACACACATTGAAAATTTAACAGAATTTTTGGATGAACATGACGAGACCCTGACAGAAATGCACAACATTTTCCAATTGGCCGAATTAGCGAATATTATGGATTGGTTACAATTTGATGTTTCCGTGGTGAGAGGGTTGTCTTATTACACGGGCATGATTTTCGAGGGATTTTTCAGGAATTTATCCTGGCAAAGATCCATTTGTGGTGGCGGTCGATATGATAATTTGTTGGAAAAATATGGTTATTCAGAAAGAGTTCCTGCCGTTGGGTTCGGATGCGGAGACATTGTTATTCTTGAAGGTCTAACTGAATTAAAGAGGCTTCCAAAAATTAATAATAGTGTGGATTATTGTCTCATATCCTACGCTGATGATTTATATGGCCGGGCATTGACCATTGCCACAGAACTTCGCAAACGAGCCAAATCAGTGACTGTTTATATGAAATGCGATGGTCGTTTAAGAAAAGCATTTAATTATGCTGACAAAATTGGAGCCCAGATTGTTATTCTAATAGCACCCAATGAAATTGCCGAAAATAAAATTGTGGTCAAAAATATGAGATCTGATGAAAATAAGATGATCACCATCGAAATTTCCGAGTATTTGCGACAGTTGGATTAATTTACGTAATACACGCAATTCATTTTAATTAGATAAATCAATTTTTTTCAGGCAAGCAAATCCGCCAGAGCATAAATATAAGTATCCGTCAAACCCAAATTATTATGAGTACCACTGATTTGAATAAATTTGGCATTAGGATGTATTTCCGAAATTGATTGATAAAGTTGTAAACCTTCTTGGTAGGGCACCACTTCGTCTCGCGGACTATGAGCGATAATGATTTTGGTTTCATGATTAATTAGTTTAATTAATTTATGATTTTCATATTCTCGCCCAAATATAGGTGCTAATATTTGTCCCATAAATCCAATATTAATTTTTTTGAAAGTGGATTTGATCATAGAACCCAGTGAATAAAATGGTGAGTTCAAAATAAGTGAGTGTGGATAATTGGTCATGTTCATAGTCAAACTCAAATCCGCAGTCAGTTTAATGGCCACAGCACATCCAAGGGATTCTCCGAATAAGGAAATGTTATTGGGGGTATATTGCAAAATATTTGTAGTGTACCGCCAAACACTGACTGCATCCGTGATCAAATTATCAGACGTTAACATCCCACCTCCAGATTCGGATTTACCAAATGATCTATAATCGAAAACTACCACCGAACCATAATTGTACAAGAATTTGATCATAT